TTTGGATTTACATCAAACATCTGCATTACTTTGAATTCCCAGGACGATCGGAATATTATAGGATAGGTTCCTACATACTTGCTAGGATTTACAGGTTTATATTGTCCTTGAACATAAGAGCGCATTTAAGACCTTATCTGACGTGCCTGTAGGCTGTATCTGTTATCAACTGTTGTAACAACACCTACTTGGTTTCCTGGATCTCTAAGAATATTAAAGGATCTATAACCATCGGCAGAAAAAACTAGCTTGCCTGCTACTTCCGATTGTTCCAGCAAGGTTTGAGTGGAAATGCCTAAAACGTTAGCCATATCTATTGTTAATGCCGACATTGCATCAGCATATACGGTACTAGCTCCACGAGACAAGAAATAACACCTTGTCGTGTTGTAGGTAGTTGATGAATAATTACCAACTACACCGCCTCCCAAGAATGCCTGTGATACCGAACCGGCACTAGGAAATGTGGTGGGTCCAGTTGCATATTTGAATGTATTGGTAGGATTACCATTTACAGATCTAACAGTCTTCTGCGTACCAAAGTAGGTAAGCATCTGCGAGCTTGAACGACCGATAGATGGAATATTTGAATTAGCCACCCGGATTACCCCCGATTCTATTCATATCCTTATATGCTGTAGAAAGTTTCTTGGCTGCCGAGTTAAATGGTCTAGTTACTATTGCGGCCGCTGTTGTAGGATTATAAGGAGTCGGAGATATCTTTGCCAATCCATCTAATGCACTGGCACTAACTCTTCTAACAACCTTGTCAGAAAGAAAAGATCCAGTGACTCCGCCAAGAGCAGCCTGGGTGTTCTTACCAATTCTCTGCAGGATGGGATTATCGGATTGCAATAATGGATTATTGGATTCAACAAAGTCCATTAGTGTGGTATTAAATGCTAAAGCCGGCAGTTCCAGGAACTCTCCATGGGTAAACGGCTCAATGGATGAATTATTATTTGTTTCTCCACCGGTATTCTTAGCCTGATTAGTTAATTGCATATTTTGAATTGTATAATATGCATATTCATACTCAAATGTAAATGTTAATTCAAGCGTCTTATCAACCCCGGCATAATTTAGGACATCGTGGGTAAACGCTGAAATTCTAGGATTTACTAGGGTTACCTGGTTGAATCTTCCACCATGCACCTGATAAATGTCGATTGTTTGAATTAAATTCCTGATATTCTGAACGGTAGGTAAATTAAAACCAAACTTGTGATTATCGATAGTATCCGATACTATATTCTGTAATGCAGCTTTTAGACCTACAGTATTTGTCGGTGAATTTCTACCTGTCGGGGCATTACTCTGAAATAAATTTCTTACACTAGCAGGTAAATTAGCAATATTTGGATTCAACGACGGTGTTATGTTATGTATTAGACTTTCAACCGAATATGTTTTATTTGGTTGCTGTGTCTGCTTAGCCTCATTCATTCCCGGTTCGGTGCCATCAGCAAAATAGTACCTATAATACATTTCCCAAAACTTTAATGTCTTACCATCGGCCACATCATGAAATACAACTTTTACCGGTTCAAAAGCAATCTTAGTCTGACTGAGTCTTTTTCTGTTATATTGATTTAAGGGAGTTGTCTCAATTTTCATTGAAGGCATTTCAATAGACTTAACCAATGGTGCAATTTGTGCCCAACTTGGATTATTGAAATAATCAGAAATATATTGTCCTGCGGTCCCTACATTATTGAGATTTATGTTAATGTAATACTCAAACGGAAATCTTGGCTGATTTCTATAAAGTGCCTGACCGTCCTGGTTGAAATTATAGGTAGCATGGCGCGAGCTCTTCTCATAGAAGAACCCGAGCCCTGTTAGTGATGTAAATAAACTCGAGAAGCTAGGCACTAAGCCACCTCCAAAAATCCGCTATTAAGCGAATGTAGTACCACCAGTTGGGCTGGCAATATCTGGATATGGGTTTCCGCCGACTGTTGTTCCGTCGTTTGTATTTGGTCCCGAAACGTTTGTTGCGTTATCGAAACGAATTGTTAGTGTAACGATGTTTGGATCACCACTTGCGTAGTCGCCATCACCGTAGGCTGCATCATGCAACCAGCATCCATCAAGAACCCACGATTCGAGCTGTTCGTTATTGGTACCATCGAGTGAATGAATTTCCATTGCGAACTTGTAATTGATACCTGCTACAGCACTTGTTTGCTCAAAGTGATTCATTTGCTTCTGAACTTGTGCACCGACTGATGAAATAACTGCATTGGTAATATCATCACGCAATGTAATTTCAATCATATCAAATGTATGCTTACCTTGAATCCACGCTACAGAATTGTACGAGTGTAATTCTGCTTCGGACCAACTAATCTTTGGTCGTGTGCATGTTACAACGTTGGCAGTCATTTCGCGTAATCCATTATTCTCGCCGAAGTTCTGCCAAACAACTCTGAAACGGTATTTTTGCTTGGGATGCAAAATGCCAAGCTTGTTTCCATCTAATGGAATACCGAATTTTGCTAAATTTGCCATCTTTTTCTCCTGCCTTAAAAGCTAATACTATTTATCAAATCTTAGAAATTTTTATTCAGCCGATATTCCTGCAAAGTTTCGTATCACATACGATTCGCCGATATCAGCGTAGCAAGAGTACGGAAGAATACCACATCCGCGATGGCCCCATCTAAGACCCAATGAATTTGCTATGATCCAAACGCCATTATGAAGCCTATCATCATATCCCACTACTGTCACTGCATGACCTTGCGCGGGCCTATTATCATTTTCATTTACAGGTTTATAAACCTGTTCATGCAGTTCTCCACGCATACTCCAAAATAAACGACCTGTATGCATTCCAATCACGACAGGAATTCCCCTATCGAGCATTGAATTAAAGTTACTAGGGTTTATATTTTCATAGGCATTGATTTTGTATTGTGCATTCTGTACTGCTCTAGGATTTGGTTCGTGGTCAACCCTGTGCGGGCTAAATGGCCAGAATTGTTCTTTGCATGCCCCATACATAGATAATGCATCAAACGTAGATTTTAATTCAGCGCCCTTTTGCCCGAGTCGTCCTTGCAATTTGCGGGTCATATAATAGACGAATAATCTTGATAAATTAAGTGGTTTATTAGCTTTTGCAGATATAATCTCGGCAGCAAGAAGGACTGCGCTCGCTGTGCAACACCCAACATTGTCTTGTGACTGCATATATTTGATATGCTCTCTTAGATCAACCATACAATATTTATCACAAAAAAGAATACCGGCAATGCCGGTATTCTGTAAAAGTCAGCTATTGATTAAATTGCCAAGCTCGAACCAGTGTTCTTAATTCTGATTGGAATATAGATGTATTCAATTGCCTTAACTGGTTGAATTGCAATATCAATCCATAATTCGTTTCTATCGATACGAGCTGGTGTGTTATTGCTTAGGTCGCAAACAACCAAGAAGTCATACAATGCACGTAGAGTGATAAGTTCTGATAGGAACCTGTCAAATGCATCCTTAACTGCCTTACGTGTTGTTGAGTCATTAGGCTCAAACAAGAATGGCTGTGCAAGGTTGTTCAATTGGTAGCGCAAGTAGTTTTCTAGACGAACTACATTGATACGATCAGTTGCACTTGCGTATGGCTGACGTGTCTTCTGTCCAAATATAACAATACCACCCTGAGGCATTACGCGAATTGGGTTAATACCATTAATATACAGAATATCTCTCTGGCCTTCATTTAGCTTAACAGTAACAAACTGCCCTGCTGTATTGACATAACCGACTGCTGCTGCATTGTTAACTACACCACGCTGTAGACCAGCCGGAGCAAACCATGGATAAGCCACTTGGTCGTTGTATGCAATTGTGCGCAAAGCCATGTGCGATGGTGGAACAACTACATCTGTTCCATCTACGTTTGTTGAAAGTCCACTTGGATACCATGCTGCAAAATACTTGCTTGCTGATACCAAACCATCTGCGCCATTACCATATGCTACGTTTGCGTTGGTTGACCAATTCTGCAATGCTGTTCCTGTAGCATTCAATGTAAATGGTGTGTCGCCGACAACAAAACCTGTTTCCTTACGATCTTCATTAAGAATAAGCATTTCGTCAATTGCTTCAACGTATCCAGGCGCTGCAATTAAGTTAAAGTATAGATCTTCTGCACGAATATCTTCGTTAGAAGTAATTACTCCTTGAATTGCACGAACAATAACAATGTTCTGTGCTGCTGCACCCATGTACGGAGTACCGCCTGCATTATTTCCGGATGTTGTTACCCAACGTCCTTCTGAACCATTATTTGTGTTGTCTGGTGAAGCTGTTACGCTATTAAAGACAAACGGAGATTGCCATTCTTTAACGTTATTTGTTGAATAACGTGTATTCCATAGTAAGAATCCCTTTGGATACAAATCTGCATCTGGTGCATCTGGATCCAAGTCTGGATTTCCTGGACCGCCGTTGTTCTGTCCTGTACCACCCTGAGTATATAATGGATTAGAACGTGCGTCTGTAAAGATAATACCATTTGGTGTTGTCTGATCTTCGTTGTTAACTAGCACCCATGCAGTACCACTCCAACGCTTAATAACTGGATATGGATCAACATCTGTATCAACCCAAATATCACCCTGGATTAGAGTAGGAGCAGGTATATTATCTTGTGGATCGCCCGATTGTGCAAATACCGTTGGGTCAAGTACACCCGGTGGAACGTCAACAAAAGTAAATCCTTCAAGGTTTAAGTTCTGCCAGCTACCAGCGCCATCAGCAATAAGAATATCTACAGTAGACTGACCATTACCGTCAACGCCAACTTCTGCGTTGAACCATAGTTGTCCATTTGCAGGACCCTGCGTTGGAACAGAACCCGAACCAACAACCACTGCAAGAACTGCCCATACACCTGCTGTATTTTTTCTAAATACTAGAGCATCTGCTGTAACGCCAGTCGGTGTCGGAGCAATGTAAATCTGCCCATCCGAGCCTGTAGGATTTGAACTGTAATAAGTATCGGCTGCTGTATCATCAGCAAGAATCGGTGCTTCTACTTGCAAGAACTGAGCTAATGTAGCATCCATTCTACGAAGAACAATGTTTGCACCTTGTGCGGCTGATCCTGTCTTAACCCAGTATTCTTGAGTTGTAAGAACGTTTGTTAGATCTGGCCAAACAGACTGAATGATAAGACTTGTTGGGCCTGATGCACCGGTAAGTTCTGTCCAAGATGAACCTGCTGCCGTAACTGTTGCTGCAACAAGAGGTGTTGTTGGTGCAAGGTTTACAGTAAATGTTGTAGGAGAGTTAACGACAGTTACATAAGTGCCGACTGCGAATACACCAACACCGGCCGAAACTGCTGGTACCATGCCTGCCGCAAGACCGGCAGTTGTATTTACGGTAACTAATGTG